AAGTGAGCAAGGAAAGTAAGAATGCGTGAAAATTGTTATACCTTACAAACCTAGAGAACATCAAAAGGCTGTCCATAAGAATTTAAAAAGATTTAATGTCCTTGTCTGTCATAGACGATTTGGCAAGACTGTTCTCTGTATTAATGAACTGCTTAAAAAAGCAATGCAGAATACATTGCCAAGACCTAGATATTATTATTTAGCTCCTACCTACTCAATGGCAAAGAGAGTAGCATTTGATTATTTGAAAGAATATACAGGTGTTATTCCTAATGTTAGTTACCATGAAACTGAGCTTAGAGCAGATTTACCTAATGGTGCAAGAATACAGTTACTAGGATGTGAAAGACCAGACAGTTTAAGAGGATTATATATTGATGGTGTAGTCCTAGACGAAGTGGCTCAGATGCCACCTAGATTATGGACTGAAATAATCAGACCTGCTCTCAGCGATAGAAATGGGTTTATGATTGGAATTGGAACTCCTCAAGGACACAACAGCTTCCACCAGTTATATGACCATGCGTTACATCAAGAAGATTGGTATGCAGAAATATTTAAAGCAAGTGAGACAAACATTATCTCTGAGCTAGAACTTAATGAAGCAAAAGCCTTAATGCCAGAAGAAGTATATGAAGCAGAATTTGAATGCTCTTTTGATAGTGCAGCCATAGGCTCTATTTATGCAAAAGGATTAAATAAAGCAGAAGAAGAAAAAAGAATTACAAAAGTTCCTTATGAGACTGGTATTAAAGTCAATACATACTGGGATCTTGGGATGGCAGATAAAACTGCTATTTGGTTTGTGCAACAAAAAGGAAGTGCATTCCATATTATAGATTACTACGAGGATAGTGGAGAGAGTTTAGAATACTACACAACTGTTCTTGATGAGAAGAAATATATATACGATACGCATTACCTCCCACATGATGCAAATGTCAGAGAACTTGGAACTGGTGTATCACGAGTAGAGACAGCACAATCTCTAGGCATGAGAACATCCATTGTTCCAAAGCTCTCTGTCGAAGATGGCATTAATGCTGTGAGAATGGTTTTATCAAGATGTTGGTTTGACTTTGATAAAACAAAACATGGACTCGATGCTCTTCGTCAATACAGATGGGCAAGTAATGATAGAGGAGAATTAAAAAATAAAACAGTTCACGACTGGACTTCTCATAGTGCAGATGCTTTTCGGTACTTTGCAGTAGGCAATAATCAGTCAAGCGACTGGGGAACAAAATTAGAATATAACAACGCAGGAATTATTTAACGAATGGCAAAATTATCAAAATCAAAATTACTCGCATTAATCTCACAAGAGATACAAAGTTCTCTTGGATTTTATTCTAGTGATTTATCAACACAACGAAAAGAAGCACTTAAATATTATTTAGGAGAGCCTCTTGGCAATGAAGAAGAAGGCAGATCAAGTGTTGTATCACAAGATATATTAGAGGTTGTTGAGTCTATGCTGCCAAGTTTGATGCGTATGTTTACACAATCAGATAAGATGGTTAACTTTGATCCTCAACAGCCAGAAGATGTAAAATATGCAGAACAAATTTCTGATTATTGCAATTTTATATTTAATCGTGATAACGATGGTTTTAGTATTTTGCATTCCATGTTTAAGACTGCATTACTTCAGAAGAATGGTTTTTGTAAAATTTATTGGAAAACCTCCAAAGAACAAAAAAAAGAATCCTATAAACATTTAGACGAAACACAATACCAAGCATTATTAATTGATGATGAGGTTGAAATAACAAAAACTGAAGTTATTGAAGAAGAAGATTTAGAATTATTTTATGATGTAGAGCTACGCAGAACAAAAGAATATGGAAGATGCCAAATAGATCCTGTACCACCAGAAGAAATATTGGTGTCTCCCAGAGCAAAAAATTTAAAAGACTGTAATTTCATTGCACACCGAGTAACAAAAACTGTATCAGAACTTATAGACATGGGTTTTAACAGAAAAGATGTTGAAAGTTTACCAAGTGGCGAAGATGATGTTTTTAATACAGAAGCTGTAGTTAGACGAAGCTATGATGATCCATCTATGGATCTTGATTTGTCTAGTATTGATCCCTCACAGCGAGTAGTACAAATAACTGAGTGCTACATGAAGGTTGATATGGATGGCGATGGCATTGGAGAGCTTAGAAAAATAATTGTTGGTGGTAGTGGCTATAATAATTACCTAATTTTAGAAAATGAAGTCATTAATAAAATGCCTTTTGCTATGTGTGTGGCAATACCAATGCCTTTTAGGTTTTTTGGTTTGTCTATGTATGATCTCCTGGCAGATGTGCAGATGATGAGTACAACGATCATGCGAAATACTCTTGATAATATGTATTTTCAAAACAACGCAAGAACAATTGTTGTCGATGGTCAAGCTAACCTAGATGATTTATTAACGGCAAGAAGTGGTGGTATCGTTAGAGTGAAATCGCCTAATGCTGTTACTCCTATGCAGACTCCAAATTTCTTAAATGATGGTTTGGCAATGATGCAAAAGATTGACCAGTTAAAAGAAAAAAGATCTGGAGTACCCAATCAATTAATGGGTTTAAATCCAGACACAATTAATAAATCACATACAACTGCACAATCAGTTAATCAAATGATGAATAGTTCTACACAACGAATAGAATTAATCGCAAGGTCATTTGCTGATGGAGTAAAAGATATATTTGAAAATGTATTAGCTGTAATATGTGAATATCAAGATCAAGAAAGAGTTG